ATGGAGATTCGCATGTTGCCATTCAGCGGGAAGAGAAGCTGCATTCTCTCGCGCTCGGAGACGACCAGCGCACCCTCAATGAGCTCCGCGGAGTCATTGTAAAGGTTCGCTACCGCCTGCTGGAGATAGGGGTCGTTGATCTCGGAAATGCGCAGAAGCTCCTGACGGTCGCGCTCCTTGATCTTGAAGCCCTCACGGAAGAAGGGCATTTCGGTCTCCGTGATCTCCAGACCCGGACGATCACGGAAGGTTGCCTGCGCGTCGAACGCGGTGGGCATGAGGGACACGGGCAGGCCGTGGCTTCCCTTGATCCAGCGCAGATCCAGACCGGCTTTCTGCATGGCCGGGAACAGACCCTCGCCGAGATACGGAATCCGGTTGGACTGAGCCTCGTTCCATTTGTAGGCAATGGAAGCGGGGGTGAAAACTTCAGTGATTCTCATAGCTCAAATCGCTCCTTTACTTGATTTTGGTTGCCGGTTATTCCGGCCATTGCACGTGGCGGAACAGATGCCCGCACGCTACTCTTACATCTGCGTGAATCTTCACGCCGTAGGCCCTGCATACCTCGCAGAAATACAGGTCCTCACTGAGCATTCCGCGGTTGGAGTCTCCGTAGTTTACCCAGTCGTACCATGGGTACGCCGCCTTCCGGAAGACCTCTGTCGCAATCAGGGCGCAGCCCATGCCGCCGCCGTGAACCCGGATCTTCTTTTCCCCGCCTTCCTTCATCGCCGCCATTTCCGCGGCGGTGTATTCCGATTCCAGCGGGTAGTTGTAATAGTCCGTCCCGTCCGGTGCTTTCAGCCTGCAAATGCAGGTGCGCCCGTCATAGCGGTTTTCATTGTTGCGGTGGGCGTAGTAACCGAGGTTCACTTCCTCAGCCTCATCCAGAAGCGTCAGCAGCGCGTCCTTCGGCAGCACCACATCGTTGTCCACCATCATCACGTAATCCGTTTCCAGATCCAGCGCACGCTGGGCGATCCGGTTCCGTGCCGTCGCAACGTCATAGCCGCGGATGAACTCGAACAGAACATCATGATCCCCTTTGTCAAGGTCATAGACCGACTTATAGGTGTCCGGGGTAATGTTCTCGAAGGTCGGGATGGCTATTAAAATTTTCATACAAGACTCCTTATCAGTTCACAGACTCGCTCTGTCGCATGGCCGTCGCACATGTCCGCCACCATCCGGAGGCATTCCCGTTCCGTGTCGGTCAGTCCCGACGCTTCGCGGATGTTCTCCAGCAGCTCTCGCTCGTTCTGACAGAACCGGGAGGAATACTGTCCCGGATACCGCAGGTACATGCCCCGCGTCCTCAGATAGTCCGTCCTCCTGTCGAACAGAACAGACGGTTTTTCGAGCAGATAGCCGTCGAAGATGATGGTGCTGTAGTCTGAGATGACCACATCGCAGTCGTACAGATACGGTGCGGAAGGCTCATAGGCCGGGACTTCCTGGATATGCCGGTAACTTCCTTTCAGAATCGTCCCGGTCATTGTGTGCGGCTTCACGACGATCATTTCCTCGTCCGTGAGCTGCCCGTCCAGCCATTCCCAGTCGATTTCCGGCAGCGGCGTCTCTTCCGCCGTCCGGTAGGTAGGCGCGTACAGGTACGCCCGTTTCCGGGCCAGCGCTGTGCCGCCGTCGCCTTTGTGTTTTCCGACGTAGGCGTCCGTCCTCGGCATTCCGAGCGGCAGGACTTGGTTTTCCGCCACGCCGCACTGATTGGCGACCAGCGGGACGCTCCATGTCCCTGAAGCGATCACATACGAAAACAGTTCCGCATTCTTCCGGCTCATGTACGGATAGGGCTGATCCAGTCCTCCCGTCTTGCCTCCGGCAAAGCCGTGTCCGATCAGAATGGCCGTTCCCGGTGATTCCGTCGGATATTCGTCGCAGACCATCACGTCATACTTCCCGGATCGGATCTCCGTGTGATGCCTCCACGGGTCCACCTGTACAAACTTCTTCTCCCCCTCATAGGCGTCGAAGACCGCTTTCAGGTTTTCCGCCCGGTTTAACGGTTTGGTCCCTGCAAACAGAACCGGTTTCCGTCTGTTTTCCGTCATCCGCTCAGCCCGCCTTTACGATCAGCCGCCGTTCGTAGCGCCGGTCGCTCCGGTAGCGCCAGTGGCACCGGTCGCGCCGGTTGCGCCCTGCGCACCGATGTTGTTGCGGAAGATAACGCCGGGAAGCGCAGAATACAGCGCGTCCACATAGGTCACGCCGGAGTGCTTCTGGGCCTTCGCGCTGTCAATGGGACCGCTCTGCACGACCGTGCCGTTCGGGTTCTCAGCCGGGTACACGTCGTAAAGCAGAATGCCGACCGCACCGGAACCGGTGGTCGCTGCACCTTCCGCCGTCAGCGGGGTACCGGCCTTGACGACATCTCCGCTGCCCGGAGCCGCCACCTTGATGGGGCTGAGAGTATGCATGGCGGTCAGACCGACAAGAATCTCGACAGTCCCGCCGATTTCTTTCTGGTTGGTGAATCTCATGGTCTTCTGTCTCCTTTACTGTAAATTTGTATTGCTCTGTTTTTGCGCCGCGTCCGAATTACCGCAGGTAATTCTTCATCACGTCGCCGTAGCCTTTGGCATTGTCCGCACCGACCTTGCCAATGCTCTTGGCCAGCTCCACGGCCTTATCTTCCTCCTTGGAGCTGCCGCCGCCTCCGTTCCCGTTCACACCGGGGTTTTTGTCCATCAGTTCCTTTTCGACGGACTTGCGGAAGCCTTCCAGGAACGTCTTCATGTTTTTGAACAGCTTCGCCGCATCGCCGTCTACGATGGCAGCCGCGGTATCCGCCGCCAGCTTGTCGTCGAAGCCGAGCCCGTTCAGGCTGATCGTGTGCTCCTTCAGCGTGGACTGCTTCAGAAGTTCCTGATACTTGCTTTCAAGATCGGCAAACTTCTGCGCCTCCTGCTGCTTTGCCTCTTCGTCAGCCAGCTTCTTCTGCTGTTCTTCGTTCATCTGGTCTTTGAGCTTTTTGTTTTTGCTGTTCAAGTCGCTGATGCTTTTGTCATAGACTTCCTTGCTCACGAACTTTGACAGGTCAACCGCTTCCGGGATTTCCGCCCCAAGCAGAGCTTTCACCTGCTCTTCCGCGGTCATTCCTTCAAAGCCCTCGATCTGGGAAACATCAAACTGTGCCATGATTTCGTTCCTTTCTGTGTTTTAACGTCTTCTCTGACGATGTATTTTGTGTTTGTCCGGTTCTCTCCGGTTTGTGCTTTTATAGTTCTTCTCCGAACTGTTGATGGTAGCAGGGGCGGGATTTGAACCCGCGATTTCCACGGTATGAACGTGGTGAGATGCCGCTTCTCTACCCTGCGATATGGTATCCGGTTCGGAAATCGACCCCGTTTCAAAAAGTCAAAAAAGTTATTTGTAACAACACTTTGCTCCGAAACCGGATATTTTCTTATTCAGATTGTGAGGCTTTTCCCGTACCGGGCTTCCCGCTTTTCCTTGATGTCCGGCCAGTCCAGCGTCTTGTAAGCGTTGTAGAAATAACGCCGTTCGCCGTTGATGCCTCCGCTGACCTTATTGATTCCGACGTAGTGGACGATGGCCGGTTCTCTGGTCCAGCCGGTTACGCCGCTCTCGTTGAAGCGCAGCGGGAGCTCCTTGATGTGGCCTCCGCTGAAGTCATTCAGCACGTCCTGATCGAGATACTTGGCCTTGTAGGTGTTGAGACTCTGGATCATCGCGTCATCCATCTTGTCCTTCCGGATGAGCTCGTAATTCATCAGGGCAACACCGGCGTTGTAATAGGTCGGATTTCCAACCGGCCGCACAATGCCCAGGTTCGGCACGCCCGCCCAATAGCACTTGCCCAGCTTGGTTCCCCAGAGCTCCGAGATGTCGTCCACGATAATCGTGTCATAGTCCAGCATCAGCGCCCGGTTCACCTTTTTCAGATACTTGGTCAGCGCCACCTTCATCATGGCCATGTAGGTCCACCGGGACTGACTGTTCGGCCCGTCAGGCTTGAAGAACTCCTGCCCGGACACGTTGATGATCTTTACTTCATCCGGCATAGGCAGCGGAAACACATCGTCCTCGACAAACAGATAGACGGTATCCACATCGGAGTTGGCAAACAGCGACTTGCAGGACGTTTGCAGATCCTCATAGACGTTCCGTGTACCGACATATACCGCGGTCTTTTCCATATCCGTTTCCGCCTCTCTTTCTTTTAATGCCGATTTCCCGCCGACCGTTGGAGGTCCCGGAGCGGACGGTTCACGGCCCGCTTTCGTTTCATCCCTTCACCGCGACCATCATCACGGCGGTGCGGTATCCAAGCGCGTTGCCGCTCCGGTCACGGCCAGCGGTCGTGGGGCTTTACGGTACCGAACGCGCATCACCGAAGGAAACAATGACAAAACCTCGATGAGCGCGGGAAGCAGGCTGTGTTTCCGGCTGCGCTATTCCCGCACCGGCGTCAGATAGCACCGGCAGCGCAGGTGTGGCCTCGGCGGGACCTTGCTGATCTCATAGATCTTCCCGTTCCGGTCATAACAGGTCTTGCAGACCCGGTCGTCTCCGTAGATGTTCCATTTGACTTTTTTGATTCCGGCGTCCGTCATGGCCTTCTTTTCCGCGCCCTGCGAAGCGATATCCACGTAAAAGCCGATCTGCTGAAGCACATAACGGCTGGCTTTGTCCAGCTCGATCTGCTTCTGGACCTTCGTCGGCACGGCACGGATGGCCTCCTGGGCCTTTTCCTTCTTCCGGCTCAGCTCCGGACCGAAAGCGTAGTGGGTACTCTCGTTCGGTTCTTTCCAGATCCCGGCCAGATACATCTCCACCAACTCGTCAACCGTGTCGTCCTCCGGATACTTCCCGGTCAGCCATTCGTACACTTCCATGTACCGCGCACCGTAGAGTCCCCGAAGCTCTGCCCGGATGTCCACGGAAAAGTGCTCGTACAGCGCTTCCGTCTCATCCATCACATGCAGATCGTCGAAATCGAGAAGGCTCAGCTTACGCTTTGTCTGCTCCGTCCTCTTCCGAACGCGCCGAACCAGCGTTTCCATTACCAGATCCGCGATTTTGTACGGTTCCGGCATTTTCTTCTTCCTCATCGGCTATCCTTCTCCGTTCCTCGTCCAGCGATTCCCGAATCTTCTGCTCCGACTTTTTCTCCTGCTCTTCCCGCCAGGCCATCGACATCTGATAGGCTTTCGCCTTGTCTCCGAAGACATCACCGAAGGCGTTGAACAGCAGCTCCGGATGGATCAGGTCGGAATCGAGACCTTCCATGAAGCACTGGAAGCGACTTTGCAGGTTATTGAGGCTCTTTCTTGCGAAGTTCACGCCGATGTCCTTCAGTTCCAGTCCGCCCAGGTTCATTTCCTTGTCGGTCTGCGCGTCGCAGATATTCAGCACCACCCGCAGGAAACGTCTTTCAGACCGGACAAACAGCTTCTCGGAGTCCTTGGCACGGCTTTCGGCCTCGGACCAACCGTCTCTGAAAATGACCGCCTGGCCGGTATCGCTGGTGGAGCTGCCGCCGTTTCGGTTCGGCATTCCGCAGATGGTCAGATAGCTTTCGGTCAGGTCGTCAATGCGCTGCTGCACGCCGCCCTGCTGAAGCTCCGACGCCACCCGGTACACCTTGGCTTCCATGCCCTGTGTCACAGTCCGGATCTTCACGGCCTTTCCGCCGAGAGAGAGCTGTGAATAACTCCCGTCCGCGATCTCGCAGTTCTGGAAAACGTCGAAGCCGTTTACAAAGTCCTGCACGGCGTCCACCGCGTCGCTCTCCAACTGGTTGATGCCGTTGAGAATGGGGATGACAACCTCGAACGCGCCCATTCTGGCCATGTTGTTTTCATATTCGATCAGGGGGATGCCGCCCAGCGTGTGTCCCTCTTCCGTTACCTCGTCCTTCGTGACCGTAAACTTCCGGTTCTCCGTCCAGACCTCGCAGAACATCTTTTCATTCTCGTCATAGCGGATGACCACACCGGCCAGCGGCCGTTCCCCGACCGCCGCGCTGTAGATCACAAAGGCTTCCCGCGGGTCCAGCGTGTACAGGTAGAAGGGAGCGCCATTTTCGATTCCGGCCATCTTGTCGGTCAGAACCAGCCGCTCCGCCACGCCGCAGATGTGCATCCAGTCCACGATCTCTTTGTCGTGGCTTTCCTTGTCCTCCGCCCGCATGAACTCATTGAGCTGAGAGATCTGTCTGCTGATCGTGTCCTTCCGGTCGTCCCCGTGGCTGATATACTGAATCGGCTCATTCAGCAGGTACGCCGTCTTGAAGGTCACGATCTCGTTAGCCCGGTTCACCGTGATCTTGTGGTTGATGTTCTCCCGGACGTATTTTTTCTTGCGCCGGATGTCCTGTTTGCCACGGTAGTAGTCCCACAGGTATTGAATTTCCCCTGCATTGATGATCTGCTTGGACAGGGCGCTGTCC